ACCACTTCTGGAACTTCTGTTTCTTACACCGCTGCGTTGAATTACGATTTTGGTTCTCAAAGTCTTCCTTCAATTGTTTGGTCTTTGGATGCAAGTGCTGAAACCATTACAGATTTAGATGTTACAATCAACGAAACAACCGGAGGGGTGACTTTTACAAGTCCTTCAATCGGTAGCTACGTTATTACCGTTGTGGCATCCAATCAGGCCGGATGTATCTTTGGCACTTTAGATGTTTCTGTAACCGTACTGTAACTGCATAACAACGTGAACGAGCAACTTCTTTTGAGTATAATCAAACTACTTTCTCAGGATAAGATTAGAGAAGGTAAAACAGAGTACATCCACGAAATCCGTGAGATAGCGGAAGAGTTGGAACCGCACTTTGACGAGGACTACCCTAAGAAGTTGCTTCGTATTCAACATCCCGGTGAGCAGGATTGGATGCGAATCTATCGCAAAGAGCGATGGCAACCCAAGACCAGAACGGCAACAGGACGGGTTTATACTACCCTGCAAAAGATTCAGCAAGCCGATGATTTCAAGATCATTTTCAAGAATGACTTTACCGACATCGGGATAAGTGACAATAATCCGAAAGGTTTACCTTCCAAGTATACCCTTGAGAACCTGCCAAAATTCGGATCAATCGAAACCTGGGCTTTCTCTTTGGGGCTTTCAAAGTACCTTGAGAATCCTAATTCGGTGGTCTTCGTTGGTCCTGATCTAGCTGATTGGATCAAAGACCCGACACCGGGCAATGAGCAGTTCATCAACTGGGAAAACCCCTACCCACAAGTCTTCGAAGAGGATGACATAGTGTACAAATCCGATGGAGGAATCATTTTCAAACTCGATCAATACGAAAATAAAGCCAATGATGGGACAAAGAAAAAGTATGATCAATTCCTTGCCATTGCAATGGAAGGGATGGTATTGGTTCGGCAGATTCGACCTTATAATGGGGATGAAGACGTATTTGATCAGTTCCCTGTTCCTTATCAATTCCTTCAATATCCGATCTATTCAATTGGCTCAATTATCTGCGAGATCGAAGAAGGACAAATAGTCTATGATTCAATTCTTACCCCTTGTCTACCTGCTTGGAACGATGCTCTTTTTACCAATGATGATTTGCTTGTCAATAAAGCACTCCATTCAAACCCGATCTTCTGGAGGTACAAAAACTCTCCCTGTAAAACGTGTAATGGTTCAGGCTTATTATCAGGAAAGGACAACACCCAACGCACTTGTGGAAGCTGCAATGGAAACGGATTAGGTTCAGAAGGTTCACCGTTTGCAAGCATTGAAATAAACCTACAAAAAAAGAACGCAACAAACCCAGATGTTCAGTACCCAACTGGCCCACCTGCAGGTTATATCCAACTTGACATTGCGGCCTTAGAAGCCCAAAAGAAAGACATCGATGATGACATCTACCGAGGCTTTCAGGCGATTGGAATCGAACTATTAGCAAATGTACCTGCGGCTCAATCAGGCGTTGCTAAACAATATGACAGGAAGGAATTAAATACTTTCTTTTTTCAGGTTGCCGTTCACTTAGGGTATTTAATCGAAGAAGTATCCTTTGCGATATTCCTTCAACGATACAGGACTGAGATCGAATCTAGGCTTCTTACCCTAGATCAGATCGAGGCTAACAAGCCTAAGGTAGTTATCCCATCGGACTACGATGTACTGACTACTGCGGTCCTTTCTACCAACTTATCCGAGGCCATCAGAAACCAGTTTGACCCGATTATTACAATGGGCCTGACTGCCCAATACACCGAGAAGGTTTTTGGTGAAAATAGCTATCAATTGAAGGTCTTGAAAATAAAAACATCCCTCGACCCATTAGCCTATATGACCACCGAAGAGAAGCTAATCCTGAAGGATTCATTCGGTTGCACAGAACTTGACTACATTACCTCAGCCTACCTGAGTGCCTTCGTGACGGAGTTAATAGAGGCAAATATGGACTGGATTAATGAGCCACGGCCAAAACAACGGGCTGATGTCAAAGCTATGGCAGTAGCCAAACAACAGGAGATCAAAGCCGGGATGGTGACCTTGATGCCAGAATAATGACCGATAAGCAGCTTGAAATAATCAAGAGGATTCAAACCCTTCAGGCACAACTTGAGGAGGGGATGAACAAACGCCTCCCTGAAATCTTCAAGGGCTTATCCGATCAGGTAATTGAACTTACAAACGACCTACCACTTGACCCGAAGAAAAGGGCCGCAAACATCCGGGCAATCATCGGGCTAAAGGCTCAACTGACCAATGTCATCGTAACCAATCCCGAATATGTGGCCGAGGTTGGGATAGTTCTGGAAGGTTTTAAAGACCTTAAAAAACTATCTGATCTTTACTTTTCAGAACTTATTGACGGTTTCAATGCGAAGGAAGTCTTGTATCAGGAAATCCTGAAAGCCAATGTCGAGATCACGAAAGATATGCTTCTAGGTTCGGGAATCAGGAACAACTTTGCCAATGCAATACAAGAGACCTTATTGGCTAATGCAAGCGGAACAACAAATAGAACCGTCTTACAAAAAACATTAAGGCAGTTTATTGAAGGTACTCCCGAAGAGCAAGCGTATCTTAATAGATATGTATCTCAAGTTACAAATGATTCTATAATGAACTTTTCAAGGCAGTACAACCAAACTATTGCCGAAGACTTGAATTTGCAATTTGGATTCTACTCTGGTACGGCCATTAAAGATACTCGCTCTTTTTGCCGAGCAAGACACGGGCGATACTTCAAGAAATCAGAGGTTGAAAATTGGGCGAACTTAGGTAATTGGTCAGGGCGTGCGAAAGGCACTACAAAATCAACAATATTTACCTTGTTAGGAGGCTACAACTGCCGCCACGATTATTATCCGATTACCCAAACTCAGTATCGGGTAGCGGAGAAAAGAGGATTGACGGGTTTGAAATAATCAGTATTTTTACAAAAAATTAAAAGTATGAATAGTTGTTTGGATGGATTCGTTGGGCTTCGAGGTTGTAACACCACCGAACCAGAATCTGGTGTCTACATTAACCAATATCCGGGTCTATCGACTGAACTGATTGACAAGGTAGCAAGTCAAGACCAAGTGACCTTTTCTCAGGTCTGGCAGGACATCCAACAGACGGCATACCTTGAACTCAAGACATCCGTTCAGAAAGCATTAAAAGACTTTGCAGGGGCAAGACTTGATCAGGTGCTATTTCAGACCTCTCGGCTCTTTGTCCAACAATGGCAGCAGATCAACCCCGTCCCTGCTGAAGCTATTTTTAAAGGTGTGTTTACATCGATCGCAGGTTCAAAGTATTCAGCTTTGCGGATCAAGAAAGCCTATATCTATAACTCTGGATCGGTTGCAGTTGAAAACGTACCAATAAAAATATTTCAATGTCAGGATGGTACAATACTTTATCAAAAAACGGTAACCGTTCAACCAGGTGCGAACTTCATACCGATTAATCAAACCTTTAATCTGGTATTCGATAAGATCAACATTGCGATGCTCGTTGATTGTACCAACCTGCCAACCTTAACCGGGCAATTCATCGATAACGGAAGTTGGAACTGGCAAGGTATGGATGCTCAATGTGCCTCTCGTTATTACTCTTGGTTGAATACTTCAGGTTACAATATCTTCCCTGTGACGGCTCCTCTAAACTACGGATTAGGCGAATTATGGAATAATGATTTCAGCCAATCAGGCATCTACTGGGATGCCGAATTACTTTGCTCGTTGGATGCTTTCATCTGCGGACAAAGGGAGTTCCTTCTCGAATCGTGGGGCAATTTACTGGCTGCTCAGACCCTTCGTTTTAAACTAGGCTCCAACCGTGTCAATTACTTTACCCAGTCGAACACGGAGCGAACAGAGCGTTCTCTAGTGACATTTGAGGAGAAGTTTAAAGAGGCTATAAACAACTGGGCAGAACAATTAAATCTAGGTGCGGAAGGTTTATGCTTCGAATGCGAAGATCAGGCTATGATTGCGACAACTGGAAGAAGGCCATAAAAAAAGCCGGGATAAATTACCCCGGCCTTTCACCCTTTCAAGTCTTATTTTCCGAAAATATTTCCTTCGCAAATTAAATCAAATTCTCTTTCTTCTAGAAAGTCAATATGATTCATTTTTTGAAGAACTGCATAAACCTCAACATCTGGATTTTCATCAGAGTAAGGGCTTTTTTCTGTAACTTCAACAACATAGTAACCCATTGCCAATGCCAATTTTTCCCAAAATT